CCGCGCCAACCTCACCCCCACCAGCGCCACCGGCGCCGGCGTCTCTGCCCTCGTGATTGTCTAACGGGCATCACTCCCCTTGTTCCGCCTCCGCGCCGGGAAACCGACGCGGGGGTTTTGTCCGAGACCCTGAAAGAACCGCATGACCCAAGGAACAAACATGCAGAGCTTCAGTTTTGAGAAGGTGGCCCCGCCTGAACTGGCGGAAGCTGCCGACGGTTCCGTTGACCTCATCAAGGCCCACCGCGCTGTAGAGCGAATCCCGCGCGCCGACATCCTGCCGACGCTCAAGTCCTGGGTGGCCAAGCTCGCCCCAGGCGGGCGTCTGGTCATCGAGTGCTACGACTTCGAGTGGCTGGCAAAGGAGTACCTCGCGGGCAAGCCTATCAACGTGCAGGCGGCCGTCATGGGCGACGACGGCGGCTCGCAAGCCATCATCGACCGCGAGTTGCTCGTGGAACTCATGGCCAACGCCGGCGTGGAGCGCATTGCTGAGCACGAAAAGAAAGACGGCTGGCTCGCACTGACCGGCTACAAGCCGTCGACGCCAACCGCCCGCCTCGACCGCACAATCGGCGTGCTCTCATGCCCGCGGCACGGGCCGATCTTTCACTTTCGCAACGCGAACACGGCGATGTTCGGCATCCCCTACGAGATCCACCAGGGGGCTTACTGGCACCAGATCATCAGCGAGGCGATCGAAAGCGTCATTGCCAAAGGCCCGGAGTTTGTGCTCACGCTCGACTTCGACACGGCGATGCACCGCGCCGATGTGCTCGAACTGCACCGCCTCATGGACGCATACCCCGAGGCCGACGCCATTGTGCCGTTGCAGTCTCGCCGCGGCGGCGGCCTGCCGATGTTTGGGCTGGTCGGCCCGGACGGCAAGCCGAAGAATCAGGCGTTTCTCGAAGACTTTGACCGCAACATGGTCCGCATCGCGTCGGGCCACTTCGGCCTGACGCTGTTCCGCGCCGAGAAGTTCGCCAAGATGCCCAAGCCGTGGATGATCGGGATTCCCGACGGCAACGGACGCTGGACAACCGGCGGCGACGGCGTCAGCGGCAAGACCGACCCCGATATTCAGTTCTGGCAGCAGTGGACCGCCTGCGGCAACACGGTTTACCTCGCGCCGCGCGTGGTCATTGGCCACATCGAAGAGAAGGTCGCCGTGCCGGGCCGCGACTTCAAGCCCGTCTACCTCGACACGTCCGAGTATTTCGAGCGCGGCATCCCCAAGGAGTGCGTGCGATGAAGCTCAAGATCATCAGCAAAGGCACCGCCGCAAGCACGCGCGTGATCGACGCCGCGACCGGCAAGCCTATTGAGAACGTGGAGTTTGTCGCGTGGCACTGCAAGCCCGACGGAGTCCCCAGCGCCATTATCGCCATCGCCAACGCGGCGGTGGACATCACGACCGAAGCCGAACAAGGAGACCTCGATGAACACGAACCCGAAAGTGCGTCTGTTGAAGGCGTGGCAGACCTACAGCAAGGGGGCGGTGCTGGAACCGAACGGAATGCTTCGTGACTGGCTGGTGCGCAGCGGCTACGCCGAGGTCATCGTCGCCGCGCCGGCCGCCGCCAAGTTGTCCGAGCCGCCTGTTGAAACGCCTGCCGACCCTGCGCCGCAAACCAAGAGCCGCAAGCGAGCCAAGTAATGGCAACCGTCGTCACAGTTCAACCGAAGGCCGAACCCGTCCACCTGGACGAGGCAAAGAAGCACCTGCGCCTCGAAACCAGCTTTACCGACGACGACGCCTACGTGACCTCGCTCATCGTCGCGGCGCGGGTCTACGCCGAGCAGTACACGAACCGCAAGTTCGTGGACCAAACCATCAAGACGACATTCGAAGAGTTCGATTGTGAGCTGCGGCTGCCCGCCCCGCCGACCGTCTCCGTGAGCGGCATCACCTACGTGGACAGCAACGGCACGCGGCAGACGCTCGCCACGTCGGTTTACGCCGCCGACGCGCTCGCCGAGCCTGCGGTGGTTCGCCTCGCCTACAACCAGACTTGGCCCATCTACCGCGAAGAGGCCAACTGTGTGCAGGTCACGCACGTCAACGGCTACGCCAGCGTGTTCACCGCGAACGCCACGACCGACGTGATCACCGCCTACGGCCGCACCTACACGCTTAACGATGTCATCCGCTTCACCAACAGCGGCGGCGCGCTGCCCGCGGGCCTGTCCACCGCGACCGACTACTACGTGCTGACGGTCACGAACAACACGTTTCAAGTCTCCACATCGCAGGGCGGCGCCGCCGTCGACATCACCGGCGCCGGGACCGGCACGCACTTTATTGGCGAGATTCCCCAGGGCATCAAGCACGCCATGCTCCTGCTGATCGGCCATTGGTACGAGCACCGCGAGGGCGTGGTGGACGCCGGGTCGCTGTCCGAAGCCCCCGTCGCGGTGGATGCCCTGCTCTGGATGAACCGCATCGCGGAGGTGTCATGAGGATCGGCGAGCTACGTCATCGCGTGACGATTCAGTCCGCCACGGAGACGCAGGACTCCTACGGGCAGGCCGTGCTGTCGTTTTCAACGCTGGCAACCCGCTGGGGGTCGATCGAGCCGCTATCGGGCCGCGAGTTTTTCGACGCGTCCAAGGTGGCCGCCGAGGTTACGCACCGCGTTCGAATCCGCTACATGACCGGCATCACGCCCAAGATGCGGGTGGTTTACGGCTCGCGCACATTCGAGATTGTCGCCATCACAAACCCGGAAGAGCGAAACATTGCCCTGGATCTGCTTTGCAAGGAGGCCAGCTAGTGGCACTCGCAACGCTCAACCTGATCGGCGAGAAGGCGCTGCAGCGCAAGCTGGCCGCCCTCGGCCGCACCGGGGCCAACAAGGTGCTGCGCAAGGCACTGCGGGCGGGAGCAAAGGTCATCCGCACCGAGGCGCAGGCGAACGCGCCCGTGCTTACTGGCGACCTCCGCGCGAACATCCGCGTGCGTGCCATGAAGCGCCGCAAGCAGGGCGTGGGCGTCCGCGTTGTCGTCGGCGACGGCTGGTATCAGGGCGACCAGTTCTACGGGGCCTTCTTGGAGTTCGGGCACAAACTCGGCAGCCGCAGGCTTGGCGACGCCCGCGTCGATGTCGCGCCCAAGCCGTTCATGCGCCCCGCGTTCGACCAAAAGAAAGACGCCGCGATCAGCGAGATCGAAACGGTACTGGCCACGGGCATTGTGGAGGAGGCGAAGAAGGCATGAGCCTCGAACAGTCCCTCCAAAACCGCGCCACGACCGACTCGACAATCTCGTCGCTGGTGAGCACGCGCGTCTATCCCGAGGCCGCCCCGCAGGCCGCGACGCTGCCCTACGTCGTGTATTCACGCGTCTCGACCATTCGCTATCCGCACATCACCGGGCCGTCGGGCGTTGTCGCCGCACGGATGCAGTTCGACGTCATCGCCGCAACCTACGCCGCGGCCAAGCCCATCGCCGACGCGATTCGTCTGCGGTTCGACGGTTACCGCGGAACGATGGGCACGTCGCCGTACACCACGGTGGTGCGCAACGTCACCCTCGAAAACGAGATTGACGGGCTGGCTGTTCCCGTATCAGGCAACGCGCCGGACAAGTACCGCGTGATTCTCGACTTCATGTTTACCTACAACGAAACCACTTCTTAAGGAGTCTGCGTTATGGCAATCAGCGACATCGGCACAGGCACGACGGTGGCCTTTGGCACCTCAGGCACCTCGATGGCCTACCGCATCGAGTCGGTCAACCTGGACGGCATCAGCCGCGCGTCCATCCAGACCAGCCACATGGGCACCACATCGGCCCATACCTTCATGCCCGGCGACCTCTACGACGCCGGCGAACTGAAGCTCACGGTTCACTACGACTCGGCGCTCGGCCTGCCGCCCATCACCAGCGCCGCCGAGACCGTGACCATCACGATGCCCGCGGGCGGCACCAGCACGCACACCATCGTCGGCTCGGGGTTCCTCACGGGCATCGCCATCAACGACCCGCTCGAAGGACTCATCACCGCCGACCTGACCGTGAAGTATTCCGGCACCCTCACCGTGACCTGAACCCGCACCCCGAGAACAAGGACAACCAATGGCACTCACCAAGGCTCAAATCCTCGCCGCACGCGATATCACCACGGAAGAAGTACCAACCCCCGAGTGGGGAGGCACGACGCTCATCCGCGTCATGTCGGGCACCGAACGCGACGCGCTCGAGGCCAGCATGGTCGCCGACGCCAAGACGGGCAGGCAGAACCTGCAAAACTTCCGCGCCCGCGTGGCGGCCATTTGCATCTGTGACGAGTCGGGCGACCGTCTTTTCACGGATGCGGAGGTTAACGACCTGGGCAAGCGTTCGGCGAAGGTGCTCAACCGCGTGGTCGAGGCGGCGCTCAAACTTAACGCTTTCCGCGACTCGGACGTCAAGGAACTGGTGGGAAACTCCGAAGCCGACCCGAACGCCGCGCGTGGCATCGGCTCGCCCGTGAACGCGGCGTGAGCGTGGCGGAGGCGCAGGCGTCCACCGATTCGAGGGAGTTCGCCGAATGGCTTGCGTACCAGCAGATCGACCCGTCGGGCGAGGACCGAGCGGACCTGCGCGCCGCAATCATCGCCTGCGTGATCGCCAACGCGAACCGCGACCCAAAGAGCAAGCCGTTCACGCCGTCGGATTTCATGCCGGATTTTGCGCCCAAGCGGCAGCCGCCCAATGACGAGTTGATTCGCGCCAAGCTCATGCTGTTCGTGGAAGCACACAATGGCAACCATCGCAACCCTCGCAGTTGATTTGGTGGCGAACACGAAGAAGTTCGTGCTGCCTACCAAGAACGTCAACGACTTTGCCAAGTCTGTTCAAACAGCGGGGAATCGCATTAACGGCTTTGCGTCTGCTGTGGGCCTTGGAGTTTCTGTCGGCGGTTTGGTGGCGTTGGGCGCGGCGGCGATGCGAAACATCGACCATCTCAACGACATGTCGCAGTCGCTCGGCCTGTCAGTTAAGGAGCTGAGTCAGCTCGAATACGCCGCCCAGCAGGCAGGCATCAGCGGCGAGGCTCTAGAAAAGTCCATCGGGATGCTCAATCGCAAACTGGTCGGTGCGGAGGAGGACGGCGGAGCGGCGAGCGACGCGCTTGCGGCGCTCGGCCTGACGGCGAAGCAGCTACTGAACGAATCCCCGGCGAAGGCGTTGGGCGACATCGCGGACGCATTCCAGCGGATTCAAAACCCATCACAGCGGGCGGCGCTGGCGTTTCAATTGTTTGGGCGCGAGGGCATCGGCATGTCGCGGATGCTTGCCGACGGCTCGCGCGGCTTGGCGGACATGGCGCGCGAGGCGGACGCACTCGGACGAACCATCAGTGACCTTGACGCAGCAAAAATCGCCTTGGCTGATGATGCAATGGTCAGGCTGAAAAGCAGTTTTGGGTCGCTTGTTAATGAGATTGCGATTGAACTGTCCCCAGCGTTGGCGGGGGTGGCAAACGACTTAGCAAAAATTGTGTCTCAGCAGCGAGAGCTGAACAAGGGGGGTGGCGGATGGAAGGACTGGTTTGCCGCTGTGGGAGGTTATACAAAAGACCTCGCGTCATTTTTGGGCCACAGTGCTGCGGCGTTCGGGTTGATGGCTCCAGGGATTGGGGCAAAGGTGGCGGGAGCGGTGTTTGACTCGGACAAGTTGCGCGCAGCGGGCAAGCAGTTTGAAAAAACCTCGATGGATGAGTTTGCCCGCGCCGGATCGGCGATCGCCGACGCCTGGAATGGAACAAGCGTCGAGGATGCAAAATATTTTTTTGAGGACGTATCAAGGTCGGCGGATAAATCTGGAAAGGCCGCAGTCGAGGCTGCAAACGCACAGCGATCTGCAATGCTCGGGCTGTCCAAAGAGCAGCGCAAGCTCGCCGACTCCATCCAAGGCACGATCGACAAGCTCCGCGAGCAGGTTCAGACGTTCGGCATGAGCGCGGAACAGATCGAGATTTGGAAGCTCCAACAGCAGGGCGCGGACGCTGGCACCATTGCGATGGCGTCCAGCCTCGCCAATCAGATCGAGAAGCTGCGAGAGGCTGCCGACGCGCAGAAGCAAATGGCGGACGAGGCGGCACGGCTGAATGAGCAGTTCCAATCCCCGATGTCGAAGTACGAAGGGACGATCTCGCGCCTCGGCGAGTTGTTAAACAACGGCGCGATCGGCTGGGATGTTTACGGCTCTGCGGTTCGTCAGGCAAGGGAAGAACTTGAACGAGCCAGCCGCGCAAGCGAGCGACGCGGGCGCGAGGTTGGGCGCGCCGACATCTTCGGACGCGCTGCCGCGTCGTTGCCGGGGATGCCGCCGCCAAACGCGCCTATCGCGGAAATCCCCGGTCTGCGCGGCAACGTCGGCGGCGGCAAAAAAATCGAGGTTAAGGGGCAAGACAAAATGTTGGATCTGTTGGAGCAAATCCGCAAGGGCGTGGTGGATAACCAAAACATCTTGCTCGGGTAAATCATGGCCACCGCAACAGCAGACATCATCGGCGAATCCGAACTCGTTGACACGGGCGCGAAAAAAGAAAAGACCGTCACGTATCGCGTGACCGGCCTGAGCGGGACCGCTGGCGCCCGCGAGCAGGAAGCCCTTAACGCTTGCCCGGCGTACAACGCCGCGCACCCGTCAATCAGCTACCTCTACGTGCGCGAGCGTCGCGCCCGCGCCGACGGGCCGACGATGGCGGTTGTCACGATCAAGTACGAGACGCCTACGCCGGGCGGCGGCGGCGGCTCCTCCAACGACCCCACGCTCCCAGCCTACTCCGCCGGCGGCTCGCTGCGGCAGGACAAGACCGCGTTCGATATCAACGGCGACTCGATCACCGTCACGTTTAACGGCGTGGAGCGCGTCGCGGAGGTCGCCGTGGACGTTGGCGAGGCAGATCTGCGAATTACCCGGCAGGAGAGCGGTATCGTTCCCGGCGACATCATCGACGCCTACCTGAACAAGGTGAACTCAACCGCGTGGAACGGCGACCCGGGTACGTGGTACTGCTCGCAAATCAGCGGCGACTCCCGCGACGGCGGCGTCACGTGGGACATGACCTACTCGTTTATCCGCCCGTCTCCTGCCGTGGCGGGCCTGCCCGCGACCTACGCGCTGGCGGTATTCCAGGACGACAACGGCGAAGTGCCGCCGGGCGTGACACTGCCCGAACCCTTGCCGGACTTTGACGACGACTATCAGTTTACGGCCACGGGCACGACCGCCGTTCCGATTCGCGGACTGGCCGACTTCAACCTGCTGGGGCTGTAATGAGCGACGCACAAATACCGCAGCCGCCGCCTCGCTCTCCGCTGACCAGCCACCTGATCCGCGAGCTGATCAACGCCGCGAACCGCATCAGGCGCGTCGTTGGCGATGGCAAATATGTCACGGCTGACATCGTGCAGGGCACGCTGCGAATCCGGTGGATTGGCCCGAGCATCTTCCGCACCCAGCAGTTCAGCGTCGTGGCCGAGTACGACGACTATGTGACCGCGCACCCGCTCGTCGGCAACCAGATCGACACCGCCAAGACCGTGCTGATTGCCAAGCCGCCGGCGCTGCGCAAGACGACCTACAACGGCACGACCAACGACCTGGGCTGGCTGTTCACCTACGTGGACTCACACACCCGCACGGCGTCGAAGTCGGGCGAGACGGACATTACCGAGACGATCCGCGACCCCTACACGGCGGGCGACATCATCTACGCGGACATGCCCGCGGGCGGAACGCACGTCACCAACGGCGACGACGATCTGATCTGGTGCGACACGAACCGAGACGCGCGGAGGTGGTCATTCTCGTGCGATTGACGATGCCAACGTGGATGGACTCGCTTGCGGCGTTTGCGTCGGGCGTGCCGGCGTTTGGCCGCACGGGGTCGGCGCTGCGGGCGGCGTCGGGGTCGGCGAGACAGTGCTGCTGTACTGCACCTTTGACGTTTGCAAACCTTTGGGCGATCGACCCCGGCGTCGGCGTTGCGTGGACCAAGCTGATTGACGTGGCGGTGTTGGACATCGACACCGATTCATCGGGCAATGTCTACGTCTTGGCTTATCAAACCGGCAGCGACCCCAAGGTCATCAAGTATTCGTCCGCGGGCGCGTTACTGGCATCATCCACGATCTCGGTGGGATTCAGCGTCTTTTCATACTCAGGCTTCATTTCCGTCAATGCGGGTTACGTTGCTGCGGTGGTCGGCAATCAGCTGCGGTTTATGGACACAAACCTTGCACCGCTTAACTCGCCACCGCAAAGAACGCTTGCAAGCACCGATTCGCGCAGCCTTGTAACGTCGGCAGACGGTGGCGCCTGGGTCGGGCTAGGCAATGGCTACGTCGACGTCGGCGGCATCGTCAACCCGTCGCCTCGCGTGTTTTCCGGCAACAGCACCCGCAACACCGGCATCGCACTCAACACAATGTCATCGGCCCCGGCTTACGTTTATCAGGTCAACGCTGACTCAATCAACCGCCTGAGCGTCAAGCAGATCGGCGGCGCGCAATCCTCGCAAAACACGAATGCACACTACGGGCTTGCTCGCAGAAACGACGGCACGCTTGTGACCGGCCGCGCAAACGGTTCGGTCGAGCAATACACCGTCGGCGGCCTGTCGTCGTGGACCCTGGCCAATACGTGGTCAACGGGCGCCGCTTCAATCACCAACGTGCGAACGGACTCCGACACCACGGGCGCGGTTGGTGCCGCCGATGCCGACGGCAAGACAGCTTTCATGATCGACTCCGCGGGCACTGTGACGTTCAGATGGGCCATTGACTCAGACACCAGCGTGGTTCCATTGGTCGCCAAGCCGTCTGGAACCAGGCTTTACGTCGGCGGATACACCAGCAACACATGGCAGCAATCGGTATGACCTACGAGCACCCCACAGCCGACATCCGCCTGCGCATTCTCGCGTGCGCCGCGTGCGACGACATGCGGGCGATCACCCTGGACGTGACGCGGACGGTGCGCTGCGCCGCCTGCGGGTGCGGGGCCAAGCGGTTTGACGACAGATGCCCGCGCGGCAAGTGGCCGCAACTAAGTCAAGGGGAGAGTAATGCGAAAGCCTGAACGCTTCGTGATCATCGGCGACACGCACGGCGACATGGCGCACCAGCCGAGCTTAAGCGTGGTGCGGGGATTCTTGAAGTGCTGGAAACCGACGATCCGGGTTCACCTGGGCGACCTCTTCGACCTGCGCCCGTTCCGCAAGGGCGCCAGCGATGAGGACCGGCATGACGGCATCTTGGCCGATGTCGAGGCGGGCATGGAGTTGATCGACTGGTACAAGCCGACGCACTTCATCCGCGGCAACCACGACGAACGCCTCTGGGACTTGCAGCTTAAAGACGACAAAACGATGGGCGACTTAGCGGGCACGCTCATCGGCGACATTCAGGACCGCCTCGACGCCGTGAAGTGCGCCCCCATGCTGCCCTACAACAAGCGCGACGGCGTGCTGCGGCTGGGACGCCTGCGGATCATCCACGGATTTCACGCCGGAGACAACGCCGCAGCCCGCGCTGCTCGCGTCTATGACAACGTAATTCAGGGCCACGCCCATTCCATACAGCACTCGCCCGCGCCCGGCTTGTCACTCAAGTGTGGCTGGGCAATCGGATGTCTATGTAAGCTCGAACTTGGCTACAACCGGGCGTCCCCCAACACCCTCGCGTGGGCGCACGGGTTCGCCTACGGACTCATTCACGCCGACGGCACTTACCAGGTGTGGCAGGCCGAGAGCATCGCCGGGAACTGGTACTTGCCCACGGAGATGGCCAGCTATGAAATCCGCAACGGTTGACGCGATTCGCAAGCTCGAAACCATCATCGAGGTTTACGACACTGTGCCGGATGGATGGTTCACCCTGGGGCAGTACCGCGGCGTTGTCAACACGTCACTGACTGCCGCACAAAATCGACTGGACAAAGCCGTGCGTGAAGGCCGGGCAGAGCGTCGGATGATTCGCCTCACAGGGCGGCGACCGTGCTGGATTTACCGGGCGCGTGATGCTTCGGCGTCCGAGCCCGCAGCCAATCTAAGGCGCCGGGCCTCTCGATAAGCCGCCAACTCGCCAGCACCGCCGCGGCCGTCAGCGTCGCGCTCAACGCGTAGCGCCTTGCCGGCGAAAACGGCAAATCCGCGTTGTTGACCATCCAAGTGATTGGCCAGTGATACAGATACAAGCCGTACGACACCCGCCCTACCGCCCGCAGCCACGCGACCGACAGCACATCGGCCAGCGGCGGGAAGTGAGCCGGCGCGACAATCCCCGCGGCGACAGCGGCGACACACACCGGCGCGGACCACGCGACGGTGAGCACCACGCCCGACGCACCGGCGAGCCACGCGAGGCCCGCAAGTGACGCACCCATCCCCGCGATCCAAGCGAGCACCCGCCCCGGCCTCGCGTGCAAGTCGGCCTCGTGATAAGCCAGCATTGCCCCGCCGATCAGCGTGATCGCTCGGATCGGCGTCGCGCAGTAGATCCACCGCACCGCCTGGCCTGGCTCAAACCGCCAAGCGCACCACAGCGCCAGTGCGATGCCCGCCACGCAGGCCCATAGCGACCATGCCTTGACCCGCCGCTCCGATGCAAGGTAAACGACGAACGGCCAGAGCGCGTAAAAGTGTTCCTCCACGCCCAGCGACCAGCAGTGAATCAACGGCTGGTCGTGCGTGACGTGTCCCAGCGAATAGCCGATATTCATCGCCTGCAATGCCGCCCACCAGACCCACGGCCCAGGCGCCAGCAGCCACACGCCCAGGATCGTCAGCGCCAGCGGCGGCACGATCCGCCTCGCGCGGCGTTTGAAGAACGGAAGCAACCCGGCCCGGCGCTGGCGCGCGTGCAGCACGATCCGCGTGATGAGGAATCCCGAAAGCGCGAAGAACAAATCCACACCCGCAAACCCCGGCCACGGCATGTTCATCTTCCAGCCGGTTGGTGCGTGCTCGATCAGCACAAGCAGAATGGCTATTCCGCGAAGGCCGTCGAGGGCGGCGTAATGCGCCAGCTTTGACTCCCCAGATGTTCCTTGAACTGACATGGCTTTGTTCCGCAGCCTGCGACTCGACCGTTTCGCAAGCGCCACTAGATTACAACAGGCCCCGTGACATTCATGTCGCAAATCATTGCATATTTGCTTGCCAGAAAATCCCTCGTTACATTGACTTACGAGCGATTAAGATAACTCCCCCCCAAAAAAAATCTTTCCACCCGGAGTTACCCCATGCAATCCGACCGCAACATCGTACCGATGGGCCGAATTGTTACGGAGCCAACTCTTATCCGCTTGCTTGACGCGGCTTCCCGCCTTCCTTTGGACGAGATTCACGCTGCCGCCGCTGCTCTAGAACGGCTTGCTCAACCTGCACGCCCGCCCCTTCGATTGGTTGGCCGGGATCAAGCCGATGAAGTGCGGCCAGCATAATCTGTTTCCGCGCCTGCGAATCAGGCCGGGAAAGCACTGCAATTACAGTTTCATCAGGCATACTTGCCAGCCACCCAACAAGACGCTCAACAGCGGTTTGTTGTGATTGTCCCGTCAGGTCACACAACCGCATTAAATGCGATTTCAAGTCGTCATCAAGACGGATTCGTAGATTTTTTTTCTCGGCCACAAGCATAGATTAGCCAAACGGTTGTGCGCCATTCAAGGGGTCTAGTGGTTCAAAAATGAACCAACGCCTATTGACAGGCTATCTCCGATGATTATTCTTGGTTCACGATTGAACCATCTGGATCATCTTGAGTCATGCCAATCCAAATCAACACCGTAGTGGCTGAAAGACGCATCGAGCGGCTTGCTTCAAAGATGCCTGGGCACCCAAGCAAGACCCGCTTGGTTTTGGAAATCGTTGACCGCGCATCGCAGATGTCCGCCGACGAACTGCTCCGCTGGCTGCGTCCCACCGCAACCGCCCCCACGCCCGAGCCTGCCGAATCCTGACGCCGAAGCCTGCCGTCGGCTTCGGTCGGCGGCGGGTTTTTTTTTGCCTCGTTCATGCCTGAATCGTAACCGCAGCCCCCTGACATGGATGTCGAAACCAATGCACCACGGTGACATCATGGGACATTCTGAAACACAAGCCCAGTTCTTCGACAAGCTCGAATCGCTCGGCGTCAGCCGCAGCGAGATCGCGGACGCCTTTGACGTGGGTGACCGGCAGGTGCAGCGCATCGCTGCGGGTGCTCCGCTGGTCCCCTTCTACGGAATGCAGGCCCTCATGGCCGCGAGCAGCCGCGAGGTTAAGGACGCCATCGTCCATGAGTTCCTGCGTGGCACGGGCATGACCGCTTTTCATCTTGGGGCACAGGGCGACAACCACTTCGCCGGGGCGGCCAAGCTGCTGCGGGACGTCGCCGAGCTGGTTGACCGCCGCGAGGCCGACATGGCCGACGGCAAGCTGACCGACGCCGAAAAGCGGGGTGAACTTGAGATTGTCGCTAGGGCCATCGCCACGGCGCAACAGCTTTACACGGCCATTGCCGAGCAGCCGACGCACGCGTCGCGGCTGTCGCTCAAAGCCTGAACTCGACCCCCGGTTGGCGGGCGTTCCGTCGCCGGGTTTTACGCATAAGGAGCACCCCATGCCCGTAGACCTTGAAACCCAAGTCAAAACACGCCCTATTCCCCGCCGCCTGCTGGCTGACTTGCACGCCGCCTCGCCGATCGTTCACCCCGTCACGGCCGAGGATGGCGGGCAACTCGAGCGCAGCATCGACGACATGAAGCGGCCGCTGGTCTTGGTCGGGCAGGGCGACAGCGCCAGCGTCATCGACGGCGGCCTCGCGTTCGAAAGCGACGACCACTCCGACGCCGTGATGTTGTACGTCCTTGCCGCCCTGCTGCTGGCCGTGGGATTTGTGGCCGGGTTCAGCTTCCATCACATCGTCGCTTAAGTCACGGACGGCAGCCAGGGCACGGACGCCCCTTTGGATTACGCACATGGCTCACCTTGAAACACAGCGAATCAAGATTACCAGCGGCGTGTTGCGGTGCTGCATCACGCAATGCACCAGGGCCGCGACCGAGGCGGGCCTGTGCGAGGCGCACCACGTCATTTGGAAGCACGAAGACGGCAAGGACTCCCGCGGATGGGCCGCACGCTACTCGCAGATTGCCCAGGAACGCGGTTGGTTTGAGCCGGTGCGACTGATCGGACTTAAACGCTACACGGACGAGGATTGAAACCATGCGAACTTTGAACCCCGAACCCGGCCTATACCACGACGTTTTTGATTTTGACTATCGAGCGTGGGACGCGACCTCTGCGACCTTCCTCAAGGCGATGGAGGCGCAGTCCCCGGCTCACGCTCGGTACGCCGAAGAACACCCGAGCGAGCCTACCGAGGCGCTCGCGCTTGGCCAGGCGGTTCACACTATCCTCTTGGAGCCGGAAAAGTTCGTCGACAAGTTTGCTATTGCTCCCGAGTGCGACCGCCGCACGACCGCGGGCAAGGCGATGTGGACGGGCTTCATCGCTGCCCACGCAGGCAAGACGATTCTTAAGGCGGACGCTGCCCAGGTCATCGACGGCATCGCCAAGGCCGTCGCGGGACATCCCCTTGCCTCGCGGACGCTGCTGCTGGACGCTGGCGACTCGGTCGAGTTGTCGGCCGTTTGGACGGACAAGGCCACGGGCGTGAAGTGCAAGGCCCGAGCGGACGCCCTGCGGGCCGGTGCTGGCGTGCTGGTTGACATCAAGACCACGCGCGACGCGTCGCCCGATGCGTTCGCCGCTGACTTCCGCCGCCTGCGTTACGACCTGCAGTTCGCCCACTACATGGCGGGCCTTGCCGCGTGCGGCGTCGTGCTGCAGGACGTGGCGATCATCGCCGTCGAGACCGAATTGCCGCACGGCGTGGCGGTCTACCGCATCGAAGACAACTGGCTTGTCGCCGCCGAGGCTAGGCGCCAGCGCCTGCTCGAGCAGGTTGCTGAGTGCCGCGCGTCTGGAGTGTGGCCCGCGTATTCCGCCGAGGCGATCCCGCTGGCAATGCCCGACTGGCTCGCCCGCCGCAATGACCTGCTTGTCGTCTAAACACTTCCATTCCCAACAAGGAGAGCAACGTGACCGCAACCGCACTACCAAACGACACGCTACCGGCGACGGCTGAGAAACAGCCCAAGCCCCCAATCTTGGCTGGACAGCGAGGACTTCAACTCCAATCCCTTGCCGACATGTACCGATTTGCCGAATACGTCGCCGCGTCGGGCTTGGCGCCGAAGGGCATCGACACGCCCCAGGCGGTCATGGTGGCCCTGCAAATGGGCGCCGAAGTCGGCCTGACGCCGATGGCTGCTCTGCAGAACATCGCCGTCATCAACGGGCGTCCCTCGATTTGGGGCGATGGCCAGCTCGCCATTGTCCGCGGATCTGGTGTGTTTGACGAGTCGGTTTTTGAAGAGACGTTTAGCGGCAACT